TTATAGTTTGCGTTAGTAATAAAGCAACCGTATAGTTCAAAAGTTTCAAGTACGTTTGGAGTATATACGCCATTACCGCCGTCGAGTATTTCGATACGTGTAACAAACTTATAATCTTGTCCTGAAATAGCACTAGATTGTTCCATAAAATCAAATTGTTTCTGTAACTGTTCGCCTACTAGCTTTTGTACAGCATTGTTCACATCTTCACGCAAGTTAAGCGTAATTGGTGACCAAGTATGTTTACCAGCTAGATATGCTTTTGAATTGTACGCATGGATCTCCATTGGTTCAAAAGCAACTGTCGGACGGGTTACGTCTACAACTTGTTTTGTTAATTCTGTTGTCGGTGTACTAACACCAAAGTTTTCCAGCGACACTCTAAAGCGATACTGAAGCTTCGGCATTAACAAGCCTTGCGAGCTAGCGGAATCTCCGCTAGCCAGTGGCACTGTAATTTTACTTAATGATGAGATTGCCATTTATATTGCTCCTAATTCAATTGTATTTATCATCCTGCGATCCCAGCTATCTCTCCAGTATTTTTCAATCTTAATGGAATATAGATAAATTCGATGGATTTGACAGGTTCGATCGCAATATCAACATATAGTTCGTTGCGATCAATTCTACTTGGAGTATTGTTTGACTCGTCACATACAACTAAGAAGTCGTACAATGCTCGTTGTCCTACAAGCTCTAACAGTAAGCTTTCAACTTGCTGTTTTATCTCATCTCTAGTGATCTTATCATTAGGTTCAAAGATATAAGGTTTAGCAAGCACACTAAGTTGACTACGTAAATATACAACAAGTCTTGCAACGTTAATTCTATCTAAAGAACTAGCACCTCTTGCACGAGTTTTCTGACCAAAGTTAACAAGCCCTGAACCAGTAATAAATGTAATTGGATTTACATTGCTACTGTATAGCGTATCTCTTTGTCCTTCATTTAGTGCAACTGAAACAAATTCGCCTTCTGCATTAATGTAGCCTGTTGAACTTGCGTTACTAATTCCACCGCGTCTAGTTCCTGCTGGTGCAAACCACGGATAGCTAACTTGGTCGCTTAGTGCCATAGTACGTAGCATCATATGACTTGGAGGAACAACAACATTGTTACCAAAGTTATCGCTAGTAAAGCCCCAAGGATAAAACACTCCTAAGTATTCATCGTTTGTTACTAGTCCGTTGTCGTTATCTTCAACTGCTGTGCGAGCATTTGTTGCCCACTCATTTAGTGAAGTAGCATCAGGAGTTAGTCTTGCAGGTGAATCACCAATAACAAATGCTGTTAAGCCTCTGTCGTTGTTTAGTGTTACAAGTTCACCAATTAGCTCTGGATATCCCGGACAAGCAATTAAGTTAAATCTACGCGAATCTTCGTTACGAATTTCATCGTTTGAATTAACAACTGCTTGCAACGATTGTACAACAACTTTACGTTGTGATTTACGTCCAAATGTTCCTGCGCCGTCTTCTTGATTGCCTGATTCAGTAACCCAACGATCTTTTGCATAACCTGACATTACTTGATCGCCAAATCTTACGTTAACTTCTGCTCCGTTGATATAAGCAACTTCATAGCGCTTTACATTAAATCCGCTTCTGCGAGTGTTAAACAACAGTGTATTTTTTGGATATAATGCTGGATCTGGTGCATCTGGATCTAAGTAATTACTTGTTAACAATGATTTAATAGTTGTAGCTGTGTTGCCGGTTGCACCAGTTGCACCATAACGTGCATCACCGAATACAATACCGTTTTCAGTAGTTTGATCAGTGTTGTCGATTAAAGTCCAAGTATCAGTAAGCGGACCTGTGTAACGATAAATTACTGGATAGTTTTCAATGTCTGATGTATCAATCCATAAATCGCCTAGCACTAAATCAGAATTATCAGTTTGTGTAGTTGGTCGACTTGCACTAACAATCGGACCGTTTGGATCAGTTCCGTTAGTTAGTGAGTAAACAGGGCTAGTTGAATCTTTGTAGCCTACCCAAGTGCTGCCGTTGTTAATCATAATATCAACTTCGTCAACAATTGAATTGTACCATAATGTTCCTGCTGCTGCTGTATTTGTTGGAGCAGCATTAGATGAAAGATAATTTAATACTTCCCAATTACTTATTCTGTATTGTAGAGGATTTGTGTCGCCGTCGGTGCCTGGTTCAAATGATACAAATCGTGTACCAGTTTTTGCAACCAAGTTATAAACAGCAATTCCTAATCCTACTATTACAGATGATGAACTACCTACGCTATCAGTAATTCTAATCTCGCCGCCTTTGCTGTGTTGAAGGACAACTCTATCTTGATCGTCAACATCTGCACTTATATACGGAATGTTTGCGTTTGTAATAGTAGTTGCAATGTCAATTGCTGTAGCTCTTGCTGTAGCGCTTCCTACAAAGCTAATCAACCCTGATGCTGCACTACTAAACGAACTTGAACCCGGTGATGTTGCCTCAATAGTAAATTCATAAGCATCGTTATTAGCAAAGTTTGCTAAGGTAACTGCATTAGTAGTAATAATAGTTGCTCCAACTGCTGCTCTTCTAAACAGTTTAAATGTTCCTAGTGGGCTAACATCGCCTGCAACATTACTTTGCACAAACACGTCACCGATTACTAAGCCGCTTCCGCCGCCTGTTCTATCTAACTCTAGTAACGCAGCTTCTGCTGTAGCATAAATTGGAGCCTCAACTGAGTCCCATAGTCTTGTATTTTCGTTCCAAGTTTTAACTCTCCAACGAGCACCTAGGTTAGGCGTAGTTGTTTTGATCCAAACACTTCCAGTAGGACGTCCGTTGTAGCCGCCTGCTGTAGTTTTAAACGTATCAGGAATCTGTGTATGCTTGCTGATTTGAACTGCTGGAATTAAGTAGTCACCTGATGCAATACCTAAGAATGTAAGTACTGCTGTATTTCCAGAACCGTCTGCAATACTAACCGTCGAAGTTGCGGCGCCGTCATTGTAAATAGCTAGCTCTCCGTTAACTTCAGCTGCACTTACACCTGTTATATTAAGATTAACAATAGTAGTTACAACATCACTAATTCTATCACCGACTGAAACTGGAATAACCGTTCCGTTTAATACAAATGTAAACGGACCTTCTGCACCTGCAGAATCTTCGCCAAATTCAACACCAATTTTAGAACCTACTACAGTTGGAATTGATCCCTTCCAATCTTGCGATCCTAATTCTACCCACCCTGTTGCAGATCTATACCAAATAGTGTTTAAGTTAGAAACTGCAACTACTGCATAGTCGCCTACTGTACCTAATGAACTTAGTGGTGTATAATTTCCATTGTCATAATCTACTACTTGTGCTACACCTGTTAATACTAGCGGCACTTTGTTAGAAAACGCTTGACCGACTAATCCATCTAAAGAGTTGTTCCATAGTTGAATACCGTATACACTTGATCCTGTATCTAACCAATACTGTCCTGCACTAGGATCAGCAGTTGGCACAGCGGTACGTGCAACTAGTTGTGATAAGTTGATATCTGCTCTTACAACCCAAGCTCTATTGCTTACGCCTAAATAAGAATAAGCAGCCTGTAGTCCGTACTCATTAAGCTCCGAACCGTGGATTGCGTTGTTACTTGCATCAACTTGAAAAGTTGGATCGCCAAATGTTTCAGCTAGGTCACGTTGCGAAGTTAGCAAATATGGTTTTCCAGCGTTAGCTGATAACGTTCCTATTGCTGTGCCTGTGCCTGATGCATTTAGTTTATTCTCTGATGAGGTAACAAAAATTACTGGGGTTGTGCCTGGTTCAGCGGGAGTGTAAAAACTCTCATCTACTACGCTAACCTGTACACCTGGTGATACTAATGCCATTTTAATCTCCTATTTGGATTGGGTATTCTATTAACAGTATTTACCACTTGTAAGTAAAAAGATACTGTAAATACCCTATAAAAAGGGACCAAAAAGGTGAGCTAAATACAATATGAGACCATTATGCAAGTGCGGGCATCGGCCAGCAGCCGTTAACTATAAAAAAGAGAACAAAACTTACTATCGTAAGTTATGTGAAACGTGTCTCCGTAGCGGAGTTAACCACGGTATTCCCAAATGGAAGCAGGCAGGATACCAAAAAAAATTACAATGTGAGAAGTGCGGTTTTAAATCAAAACACGAAGAACAGTTTAATGTGTATCACATAGACGGAGTTTTAGAAAACTGCCGTCCTAATAACTTAAAAACTATTTGTGCTAACTGTCAGCGTATTATGCAGAAAGAAGGCGTCAAATGGAGGCAAGGCGATCTAGTCCCTGACTTCTAAATAACACATTAATCTGTCTAAATTAAACTTTAAATCTTCTAATGTGCCGTTGTTATCAATAGTAAAATCAGCCATCCATTGTTCTAGACTCATACTATCTTTTGATTCAGGTGGTAAATGATCACCGCGATCTACCCAGATAGCATAATCAAATACACCTGTATTTTTCATAGCGTGAAATTCTTTTTTGTTTCGAAGCCCACAATAAACATCGTAAGCATCAAACATCTCTCTGCCTAGAGTCGCTGCATCAGGCACATTATAAGCGCAGATAGCATCATACCATTCTGTTCTGTGATTATGCCTGTCAGCATAACACTGTTCTTCATCAGCATAACCATACGTGTCCTTTAGATTGTTGTAGATAAAGAGTTTGCTGCAAAATTTTGAACTGCTTTCAAATGTGTATCCGTAATCGTCACGGAGCATTTCGCACACAGTATCTTTACCGTGTCTGCCGTGACCTATTACTAATAATTTAAATTTACTCATCTAACTCTCCCAACTTTTATATAGTATAAACTATAAGTTAGCAGTTGTCAAGTTCTTTTTTCGCCTTGGCGTTTTGCCCAAGCTGCTTCAAACCCTACTTCGTGATAGCAGTTTTCGTGATTGCCCCAAAGTCGGGCAAAGTAAGATTCGTATGTTGCCATAATGTCTTTTTCATTCCAGCTATCAGGAATCAGGTGACCCTTTACCATCCAAAAATAACGGTTAGCTTCTTTGTGTTGAAATGTTGTCATACTGTATTTACAGCAGACTAAAATGTTAGCGTAAACTTAGGTAGATTTTAGCCGATTACAAATGTGTAGCCGGTGCCGCCTGCAACTGCCATTGCTAACTCTGCTTCAAGTTTTTCCATTTCGTTTTGTGCTTCTGATTTAAGATCATTGCCGTTTAACGTTGTGCCTCCTTGAGGACCGGCTATAGTAGCAAATTTACTACGTGCTTCTCCAAGCATAAATTTGCAAGTTGCCAAAGTGTAATCTTTAATCCATTGACTTGCTAAGTAGTCATCTAATAATTGACTGTCTGGACGATAGTTATATGCATATAACATTAATGTTTCGTTAGTTCTAGGTCG